TGGACTAGATTAGACTTCATGATGCGTTTCGGTGTTTGTTCGATTACTTCTAGTGACTTATGGTAGGCTTAACCCTTTTTGGTTTACCATCTAGTCCTTATCTACACCTACTAGGTCTGCTAATCTAGTTTCGATTTCAGAATTTTCATCCCCTCAATCCTTTTCCTAGGTTATTCTCTCTACTCTCACTAGGTTGTTCTCAGATTTAATCTAGTATCTGAACGCTTCCCATCTAGGAGATTCCAGAGGCGCACCTCCTTAACTCTATCCTTTTTGGTTGGCTAAACCTAGTTACCATGAAAGTCCACTAGGTTAGCTACTGCTCTTATCATGGCAGTCTTCTAATCTAGCGTGTAATCTAGTACTTCGGATTCATATCTGACCTTTGGAAATTATCTCTACCTAATCTAGCGTTCCTTGAACTCTTCAACTAGTACCCAATCTAGGAATTGGCACGTTCGCATCTAGTGTAAGGTAGGTCAGCATGTAAAAGAACGATGTCAGCGAGTGACACTCCAAAGATACAACCATTTTCGTTATTTACAAATTGTCTACGCATTTTTTACGCTTCCACATCTAGTAAATTTTTTTTACATTTTTTTTATTTTAATATGTTCGCCTCATACCTAGGATCTAATCTAGTAGAATAAAATCAGCATTTTAATAGCTTGTCTTTGTAACTGCTTGACACAGAGCAGGTTAGCAGGGGTCTAAATCTAGTGGGAATATTTGCTATAATCAAGATGCTAGATGGGGCTAGGTAAAGACTCTCTGTCTGTAACCTAGAAATACTAGATTAAGGGAAGGTATTGGTCTAGGTTTACCTATCTAGTGAGGGAAGGTTGGCACTAGATTGGACATGGTAAGAGGGAATGGCATAGACTAGGTTGGCGTATCTAGTCGAAGAGGAGTATTGATGCCAATATCCCTAGATGGCATCATCTAGTACACACGTTTTTTTTCTTTATTAGCCCACGCATGTACGTGGTTGCTTGTCTCTAGAAATATGTGCGTTATGTGGGGACTGCGTAAACCATGGAGACTAGGGTAGGGCTAGGTTAAACGTCCAATGATCTAACCTAGTAGCCCTAGGGAAAAAAGCCAAAAAAATCCAAGGCGCTAGGTTGAAAACCCATTTTTGCTAGGTTATAATCTGATTTTTTTTTTGGGGGTCTTGCTGGTATTTCGCCATAGAACCCAGAGGTTCTATATATCTGATATAAATTTATTATCTTTGTTTTAAAAGAAAGACTATGTATTTAGATAATATAAAACCTAGCGAGTTAGGATTCAAAGTAGAGAAGGGTAGATTGATTAATGATTCTAAAGAACCTATCTCTGGAATATCAAAAGCTGCTAAGATGCGTAAGGCAATGAAGAGAGCTGAAAAAGTTCGCATGATTGCTGAGGGTAATGAATTAGCAAAAGCTAACTTAGACTTATTTAAGAAACTATAATTGTTTCCTTTTTAGTGTGTGTGTGAAGGGATGGCGTTGGTCATCCCTTTTTTATTTCCATTATCGTCATACTCATGACGATTTTATTTCTATTTCGTCATAACTTAATTCGTTGGTTTACAACAACTTAACTACCAACTATGACGATATGACGATTTTTTCTCCAAATTTTTAGAAAGTTTTAGATATATATAAAGAGATATATATAAAGAGTATAGTAGTATTTAAAGTCATCATGCTTAGTACTTTTTTAGTACAAGTAGTGTTTTTTTAGTACACGCTTTATTTTTTTATTTATATTTGTTTAAAATTAAATTTAATCAAGTATGAATCAAGGAAGCTATTCTCCTAAAAATTTAGCGTTTGACACAGATGCTAGAAAGAAACTAATTTCAGGAATATCAAAATTATCTAAGGCAGTTAAATCGACATTAGGCCCACAGGGTCAGACAGTGTTGATAGAGTCTCAATCTCACACACATGGAATCACTGTTACTAAAGATGGCGTAACAGTTGCGAAGTCCATTGACCTTTTAGACCCCATTGAAAACTTAGCGATTAAAGTTGTCAAGCAAGCTGCAGCAAAGACTGCATTGGATGCTGGTGATGGAACGACTACATCTATTGTATTGGCAGAGGCCATTGTCAATGAGATAATATGGGAATTAGAAAACAGCGAGGTCGCATTAAACAGGACAGTGTTATTAAATGAGATTGTTCGTATTGCAAATGAGTACGTGGAGTTTTTAGAAAAGAACTCCATTAAGATTAACACCAAGAAGAAGCTTGTTGACATTGCTACTATATCTGCTAACAACGACAAGGGGTTGGGCCAAATAATTGGCGAAGCTTATTGGCAGGTTGGTAGGTCAGGAGTTGTAACTGTAGAGAAGTCTGACACAGAGAAGACCTACTCTCATGTTATTGATGGCTTAAAGTTAGACAGGGGATACAGTTCCAGTCACTTTATAAACAACCACGAGAAAGACCAGTGTATATTTGAAGACTGTTATTTATTTGTTTCAGACAAGCAGTTGGACAATATCTTTGAGTTGGAGAAGTTGTTAAAGCCAATTGTTTTAAAGCAGGGCAAGTTACTTATTGTTGCGCCATGTTCTCCCAATATGTTAAACACTTTAGCTGCTAATGTTGTTAAGAACAAAGTTAGGGTGTGTGTTATAGATCCACCAAGCTTTGGATGGAAGTCGCAGGAATTATTATCAGACCTGGCTATTTCTTTCAACGCCACTTATTTCTCAGAGCGCACTGGCGATGACTTAAGCCTAGCTACTGTTGAAGACTTAGGAAAAATAAAGAAGGTAGTAGTAAGTAGGAACGAGACTATACTCACTAAAGAAAGCAATTACATCAGCGATGAGGTTGCTAATCGACTTTTAGAATTAGATGCTCAATATAAAAACGCCACTAGCAAAGCTGACAAAGACCACATTGCAACTAGGATTGCAACATTGGGTGGTAGCCTGGGTGCTATATTTGTTGGGGGCTTTACAGACACAGAGCAAAAGGAAAGGTACGATAGGATTGAAGATGCAGTGTGTGCTGTTCGTGCAGCAAATGAAGAAGGTGTACTTCCAGGGGGAGGATTGGCATTATTTAATTTCGACTCTCTATATAACATAACACATTGGGGCGATAAAAAATCATCAAGCAATGAAGAGTGGGCAGCAGGCTGTATATTGAGCAGGGCATTAAAGAAGCCATTTGAAACTATCATGCGTAACGCAGGGTGCGATGGCGAGGAGCTTGCTGAAATGTTTTCAAACATAGACTCATCACATTGGCACACTATGGGTTTTAACGCCAACAGCAAAGCAAAGGTTGACTTAATGGAAAGTGGCATCATAGATCCAGCGAAGGTTACAAAGAGCGCATTGTTAAATGCTGTTAGTGTGGCTACCACCATTATGTCTACAAACGCCATTGTTACACTAGCAAGAACATACGAGGATCATGAGTAGTTATATATTATCAGACCCAGGCGATGAGCAGGAGTATATATACTCTAAGGTTTATTTAGATGTCAAAGAGATAAAGATGGTCAATGAATATTGTGATGAGAGCGTAGATAGATATGAGGACATCTTAAATAGAAACGAGCTTCCTGAAAATGAAAAGGAGACTTGGGAAAAAAAGATTAACGACTTAAAGCACTTAAAAGAAAAAGTAAACTTAGGAATAAAATGAAGCCAATAAATAAATATATAGTAGTCGAGACCATCAAAGAAGATATAAAGACAGAGAGTGGCATCTTATTATCTGCTCAGGACAAGGAAGGGTTTAGATATAACAAGGCTAAAGTAATAGCTCCAGGAACTGAAGTAAATTCGATCGCCAAAGGCGATGTGGTGTATTACGATAAAGCCAGGTCTTTTACTATGATTATTTCTGGAGAGCCTAGAACTATTATTCAGGAGCGAGATGTCGTTGTTGTCGAATAAACTCATTCATATCTTTAATCATATTTCTGTACACCTTATCTGTGTACTTGACATTTTTTAAAAACAAAGGATTGCTGGAGGGGGACTCAGGGATTTCTTCTCCAGCTAATTTTTTGTAAAAGGAGTCAATCATCCTTACTGCCTTATAGGACACTTTGTATATTACCTTGTTACCACTCTTGTGTCTCTTAAAGGTATCTATCCACCCAGCATTAGTAAGTCTATAAAACCTATTATCATCCCAGCTATAGAGAGATGCATAGTTGTCAAAGTCTTTTCTCTTAAAGTATTTTTCTGAGTATAGGAAAAACAAAAGCTCCAGGTCTGGATAGCTTATATTATACTTGGCACAAAAGAAATATCTAATTACTCTATAATATTTTAGATAGTCTCGTGGTATGTAGTGTTTCATGAAATTGAGTATATTTAATTTTAGTATCTTTGTAAAGATATGAAAACCTCTGACTACTATAAAAAAAACCCTGACGCATACGCAAAGAAAAAAGCTTATGACAAAGAGTACAACAAAAGCAAAGAGGCCACTAAAAAGCGCAGCAAGTTAAATAGGTTTAATAGAAAGAAGAAAACGTATGGCAATGGCGATGGATTAGATGCATGCCATAAGATATATAAAGGCAAAACCATACTTACTTTTTGTAAAGCCAAAAGTAACAGAGGAGATACTAATGATACTAAGGGAGATAAAAAAGCAAGAGGTAAAAAGTCATGAGTAAGTTAAAGAAAAAAAAGGGCAATAAGATTTGTGCTGCAGGAATAGCCTGGGCAAAGAGAACCTTTGATAGGTATCCTTCGGCTTATGCTAATATGGCAGCAAGTAAATATTGCAAAGATCCTAATTACGCAAAAGGTAAAAAGAGAAAGTAATGGGCGCATTAAAAAAATGGAGAGACGAGAAGTGGGTTCGTATAGGCACTGATGGTTCTATTAAAGGAGCATGTGGTACTAGCAAAAACAAAAAGAACCCAGACAGGTGTTTGCCATTATCTAAAGCACGTAGTCTTTCAAAAGCAGAGAGAGCAAAAACTGCTCGCAAGAAAAAAAGTCAAGGAGGCAGTAAGAAGCAATTTGTTTCTAATACTGCAAAAGCAAAAGTAAAATCAAAACGATAAGATTATGCCAACAGTAGGAAAAAAGAAATTTGCATATACCAAAAAAGGTAAAGCTGCAGCTACGAAATATGCTAAATCTAAAGGTAAAAAAGTAAAAACTAAAAAAGGTGGCTACTAGAGTTAATAAAGCAAAAATGGCTTGTAACAAAGTCAGGTCATCTACAAGACCAGGCAAAAAGAAAATGGTAAAAGCCTGCGAGAGTGGCAAAGAAAAAATCATCCACTTTGGAGCAAAGGGGTATGGTCATAATTATTCGCCTGCTGCGAGAAAGAGTTTCAAAGCTAGACACAAGTGTGGAACAGCCAAGTCTAAGTTGACAGCTAGATATTGGGCCTGCAAGCACTTGTGGGCAGGCAAAGGAGGGTCAACAAAAAGCTCTCCTAAAACTAGAAGAGGAAAATATTAGTATCTTTGTATTATGGCGAAAAAAAAGAAACTAGATATAGAGATAAGCCCAAAAGAGCGAGGTTCTTTTAGTAGATGGGCAAAAAAGAAAGGCATGTCTTCGTGTGAGGCTGCTAAAATGGTAATGGGCAATACCAAAAAGTACAGTGAAGCTATTGTAAAAAAAGCTAACTTTGCTAAGAATTTTGCTTGTAAGAAAAAATAAATTTTAAAAATGCGTAAGTAAAAATAATATAATGGCAAAAAAACAAGGATATAATGCAAGACTTGATGAGTCTTTAGGCAACAAGCACAAAGGCAAACACAAGCAATCTTTAAAAGACAGAAGAGACGAAAGTAAAGCTATGTCTAAAAAAGAATATGGACATGCTTATGGTGGCGATCATTCTATGAAATATGAAAAGCATTACCCTAAGAGTGTAAAAGGACATTTAGGAAAATTAATTAGAAAGTAAACATATGGCTAAGTTCAAAGCAAGTTCTTCTCGCAGGCAGTCTAAAGGTTTAGGCGATACAATAGAAAAAGTAACTAGAGTTACAGGGATCAAAAATATTGTAGAAAAAGGCGCAAAAGCGTTAGGCAAAGACTGTGGTTGTTCTGAGAGAAGAGACTCTTTGAATCGAATGTTTCCATATAAAAAAAATAAATAATGGCGTATCAAAAATTACAAGTAGGGTTAGCTGCCAATGTCATTCCAAGTGATACTATAGACATACCTTTAGAAAGCTCTTCTCAAATAACTGGAGAGTCTGATGCAAGTATTCCTGCAGACAAGCTTACAGATGCAACACAAGACTTTACACAAATACAAGGATTAAAAGCTGGAGCAATCATAGTAAACATCACAGATGGAACAATTGCTACAGTTACTGCTGTTGATAGCGCAACAGTATTGTCGCTTTCTGCAAATATATTACAAGACGCTGCCAAGCAATATAAAATATTTTTAGAATCTAAAGCTAACCACAGCGAAGGTTGTATTTTGTATATCCCTACAGATGGAGATATAAAAGTAAAAACAACTTCAGGAAGTGAGGTAACATATTCAGGCGTAAAGGGAGGAACTTTTTTGCCTGTATTTGTAATTAGAGTATTTGCTACTGGCACTACAGTAACTGGAACTATAATAGCTAATTGGTAGCATGAGTACAGGCATAGGTGCAGGCATATCAACTTCTGTTTTTATTCAGCTACCTGGAGGTGGAAGTGGGCCAAGCCCTAACGACCTAGTTACAGAGGTGGGCATGACTCCACCAGAAGATGCAATCGTTACTGAAGCAGGAGATCAAATAACAACAGAAGCAGCATAAAAAAATAAAAATGGCAACTAAATTTTCAGATTTTAACTCAGAAGCAACCCTATCAAACATTACAGGGTTAGTGGGTTATATAGGTGGAGGAACAAACACCAACGTAAGAATAAATCCATCAGACTTAACAAGTGGGATATTAAAGATAGGAGAGATTGTAAATGGGGCAACTGCAGGTTCAGTATTATTTGCTGGCGCAGCAGGTGTGTTAGCACAAGACAACGCAAACTTCTTTTGGGATGATTCTAATAATCGCTTAGGTATTGGAACAGCATCCCCAAGTTTTGCATTACATGTTTTAAATGCTAGTTCAGACTTAGACACTAAGTTTGAGAGCAATGGAGGTCACTCTAGATTCATAATCGACTCCACAGGGACTGATGATTCTATCTTACAGTTCAATGAAGCCAATGCACGAAGATGGTCTATATATACAGATGGCACAGATGACTCATTTAAAATCACTCGTAGTGATGTTCCCACTGCTAGTCCAACTTCAGATGCCATTGCTATAGATTCAAGTGACAACGTAAGTATCCCTAATGGCACATTAACAATTAACGACTACACCTTCCCAGCAGCAGATGGAAACGCTAGTGATGTTCTTCAAACAGATGGAGCAGGTAATTTAAGCTTCGTTGCAGCAGGAGGCGGTGGTGCTTCAGACTTAGATGGATTAACCGATTGTTTAACACAAGATAGTTCAACTGCTGGTCGTTTTAGTGTTTGGATTGGAAATGGAACAACTGCTGGTGGTGCTGCACAAACTGGAACACTTAATAATGCACAAGGGAATTTATGTATTGGGCCAAGTGCTGGTAAATCTATAACAAGCTCTAACTTTAATGTCTTATTAGGACAAGAGTCAGGAGATGCGATAACAACTGGTGGAAGTAATACAGCAGTTGGAGGATTTACATTATCAAATGTAAGCACAAATGCTCAAAACACTGCAATAGGTTACGCAGCTTTACAACAAGCAACTGGTCAAAAAAACACAGCAGTAGGCTCTTTATCTATGCAAAGCGCGGTGGTTAGTGGTGGTGAAAATTCAGCTTTTGGGGTAGATAGTTTAAAGTTTTTGTCAAGTGGTCAAAGAAACGCTGGATTTGGTAGTTTAAGTTTAGGCTCAATTAATCTTGGTTCAAATAACGCAGCTTTAGGTTATCGTGCTGGTTATACTAATACAAGTGGCGCTCAAAATTTATATTTAGGTGCTTATGCTGGTGGTGTAAATACTGGAACATATCAAATGGCACTTGGCTATAACGTAGCAACTACTCAAAATAGTAGTTTGGCTTTAGGTCGTAGTGGTCAGATATTGTTACATGGCGATTTTGCTAATGCTAATCAAACTAAATTAGGTATAAATCTTGGCACTACGTTTACTGCACCTACTGCAACGCTTCACGTAAGAGGACAAGGTAATACAGCAAGCAGCACCAATTTCTTTATTGAGAATTTCGCAGGCGATGAAATAATGGAACTTGATGATGCAGGAAGCAATATACGAATAGGCTTAAATGCAGGAGATTCTATTACAAGTGGCTCAGGAATTATTACCATAGGAGAAAATGCAGGTACGAATATAACAAGCCAATCTAACGCAATAATGATTGGTAAACAAGCAGGTCAAAACTCAGGCAATGTTGGTCTCAATATTTATATTGGAGAAAATTGTGGTCAAAATAATACAGGTAGTTTTAACATTGCGATAGGAAGTAGTTCAGGTAGAATTGGAAATGGAAATAATAATAATGTATCAATTGGTTATCAAGCCATGTATGATATGGGTGGTGGAGATAATAATGCTGCTTTGGGTTTTCAAGCACTTGGAGGAACGAGTAGTTCTAATGAATATGACAACAATGTTGCAGTTGGATATCATGCGTTATATTCTGCAGGAACTGCCTTCACTGGTGATGGTAATGTTGGTATTGGTGCAAATGCAGGAGATTCTATTACATCAGGTACGAATAATACTGTTATAGGATTTAATGCAGACTGTGCTGCTACAGGTACAAATCAAATAGCTTGTGGTAATGGCGCAGTTGCTTCAGGATCTAATGTTGGTATATGGGGTAATGCTTCAGTAGCTACCAACAACATTACAGTTGATTGGACAGTAACTTCAGATGAAAGAATTAAAGAGAACATTGAAGATGCTTCTTTAGGCTTAGACTTCATCAACGCATTAAAACCTAAGACTTATACTCGAAAACACCCTGCTGATTGGGATGAGGCAATCCTGGAAGATAGATTTAAAGAAGGTGGTTCTGAGTATGACGAAGAAAAAGGCGCACCAATCAAAGGAGAGTTTGATACTGAAAAGATTCATAATGGTCTTATTGCTCAAGAAGTAAAAGCAGCTATGGATTCGTTAGGTGTAAACTTTAGTGGTTGGAGCGAAGACAGTAATGGTAAACAAGGAATACAATATGCAGCATTAGTAATGCCTTTGATTAAGGCAGTACAAGAGTTGTCTGCAAAAGTTAAACAATTAGAAAATAAATAAAAAAATGGCATTAGAAATTTCAAAATCAGATACAGCTAAATTAACTATTCAAGGCACAAGCATTGAGTTAGATAGCGCATACGCAAGAATCGAACTGGCAGCAGCAGCTAATGGTGTAGATATGCAAATGGGAATGTACTATTACGAAAATGCAGCAGCATTTGAAGCAGGCAGTAAGGTGTTACAAATAACAGAGATGAAGCCTTTATATAATGCACAAGCTGACATTTCTGAAGGGCAGACTCAAACTATTTTACTAGCTTCTGAGAAAGTCAAAGAAGATTTAGAGGCACAAGGATATACTGTAGCTATAGTAGAGTTATAATGAAAGAGATTAAGATTGACATACAATATTTGGCTACTATAATAATTTTTCTAGTATCTGTAGGAGGTTTTTATTATACCACTACCTATAGACTGGATGAGTTAGAAAAAAAAGTCGTTGACTTGGAGGGTAATAATGAGGCTATCATTAGACTAGAAGAAAGATTAAAAAACGTACAAAACAAAACCGATGAGATATACAGGCATGTTATTGAGTTTGTTAGTAGCGATTAGTTGTTCTGTCAGTCATGCTGATTATAAGCCTAAGCCTATAGACACTGTGGTTATTGAGTATCCTAAAAACAAAGATACGCTGATAATTTTAGATACTGTGTTGGTAAAAAAAAATGCCAAAAATCTGTGGACTCCCAAATGCGTAGCTTACAGGAAATGGAGAATAAGCTAGATAGGCTTAAGCGCAAATTAGAAGAAGCAAAGAAAAGAAAACAAGAACGCAGAAAGCGAAGAAATGTGGCACGAAAAGTACGTAAATAAACATCACATGAGGAATATAGATAAAATTATTGTGCATTGTTCAGCTACAAGAGAAGGGCAAGATATAGATGCAGCCACTATAGATGACTGGCACAAAGATAGAGGATGGTCTGGAATAGGATATCATTATGTTATAAAGCTAGATGGATCTATTGAATATGGGCGCATGGTTGATAAAATAGGCGCACATTGCAAGGGACACAACAAAGACTCTATAGGGGTTTGTTATATAGGGGGTTGCGATGAAGACATGAATCCAAAAGACACAAGAACATCTTCTCAAAAAACAGCCCTATTTCAGCTATTATTATATTTAAAAAAAATGCATCCAAAAGCTACAATTTATGGCCATAGAGATTTTTCTTCTAAAGCCTGTCCATCTTTTGATGCAATGAAAGAATACAGAAACATATGAACGTGGAGTTCACAATTATAAAACTAAAACTATGAAAATTTTAAAAGAGTTAATTTTAAAAAAACAATTAAAAAAGGTAGGTAAAGGTTTACTTACATTTGTTGATCATGCTGTTGTTGGAGGTGCTGTAACAAAAACCATTCAAGAAACCGAAAACAGCAAAAGTGGGGAAGTCCCCTATTTAGAAGTAGTTTCTTCTTTAGTTCCAGTCGTACTTTTAATAGCAGTATTAGCTGGTTGGATTAGTGTGGAGCAACTGGAAGAACTACTGAAATTATTTTAATATCTTTGTATAAATCAAATTAAATAAAATGAAAACTGTAGAATTAAAACAAAAATTAGAAGAAAAAGAATTAAAAAACATTCAAGAGCTAAACTCTGAGTTTGCTAAACTTAAAATAGCATTAGGAGAGGTAAAGCTTCATGAAGCAGATTTAATTGAACAAGTTAGATTGGTAAAGTCATCATTTGTTCAAGAAGAAAAAAAATTAGTTGAAAAATATGGAGCTGAGTCTGTTATTGACTTAAGGACTGGCGAAGTAACAAAGAAAGAATAAAATGGCAAAGATTTCCAACACCTCTGCATATCCCAATATCACTCCTCAAGCGAGTGATTATTTAGTGTTAACAGACACTAGCGATTCAAATGCTACTAAGACAGTAACAGTACAAGCCTTAGCTGATTTTATTAGTGTAGGCAATGTGACATTACAAGAAGTTCTCGATGCTGGAAACACAGCAACTGAGGATATAAATTTAACTGGCAATTATACTGGAACTGGAAACATTACACTTAATGGAAATTACATTGGTGTTGGAAACATTAACAACCAGGGCAACCTAACATTAACTGCAGGCGTGGGAACTTTCCCACAAGTAGATATTAATGGAGGCGCTATTGATAATACCACTATTGGTCTTACTGCAGCAACGAGAGCTATTTTTGCTTCTTCTGGCACTTCAGAGGCTATTAGGGCAGTAAGTTTTAACACATCAGCCCCAGCTTTATGGATTCAGACTGGTGGTCTTCAGGCTAAAGATGTTGCTGGAGCTACAAGTTATGGCAATGATGGAGACGTATTAATAAGTAAAGGAAGTGGTGGCACAACTTCTGATCAAGTGCCAAGATGGACAGCTCAATCAGAAATAGAACCACACCAAGTTCTTAAAACAGTAGAAAATCAAACAGGTGGAGTATTAGTAAAAGGCACACCTGTAAAGTTAGACTCTAACCCTGTAGGAACTCCAAGGGTAATTCCAGCAGACTCAGGCCCTGTTGCACAAATGCCTGCAAGTGGATTAGTGTATGAAGACATTGCTAATGGGTCAGAAGGTAAAATTATTTTAATTGGAAACTTAACAAATGTATCAGTAACCTTTAGTGGAACAGCTCCTAGTGTTGGAGATATTGTTTATGTTTCTGAAACCACAGGGCAACTTACAGTAGATAGGCCATCATCAGAAACATTGTTGGTGCAAAATGTAGGTATTGTATCACGAACTGCTGGTCAAACAGACATTCAAGTTACTTGTACAGGAAGAAGTAACGATTTACCTAATTTAACTGCTAAAGATATATTTATTGGAAGCAGTTTGGCTGGAGAAGTTGGAAAAGCAGTAGCAACCAATTTAATACAAATAGATAATAATAATCCAGCTTTACCTGCATATGATATTACAATTGGTAATCCTACTGCCCCCACCCAAACTATAGTTCAGGGTCTTTTCTATGCTAATGTGGTTCATCCTTATGGTTCAAATAATCTCCAATATGGAGAGGAGGCGTTAATAAACCCTCAAGGCCAAAACAATACTGCCATAGGATTAGAGTCTTTGAGAAACACCACTACTGGTGATGGCAACACTGCTTTGGGTGCATTGAGTATGACATCCAATCTTGCAGGAAGCAATAATTCTGCTTTGGGTAATGGTGCTTTAAATAACAACACTAATGGTTCAGATAACACTGCTATAGGTTTTGAGGCTTTACAATCTAATGTAACTGGACTTCTAAATACTGCACTAGGTGCTGAGGCAGGAAATTCTAGCACTGGAAACGCAAATGTATTTATAGGGCAGCGTTCAGGTAATTCTTTAACTGGAAATGAAAACGTAACAATAGGTGTAAGGGCGCTAGGTTCTGTTACTGGCGCAGCAAATAACAATGTAGCTATTGGTTATTTAGCAGGAGAGTCTGCTGCTGCTTCGGTTTTAGACAATACAATTATTGGTCACGATGCAGGGTTTTCAGTTCAAGGAAACAACAACACCATTCTTGGGTCAGGCGCTGGTAGGGTTTCTGTTCAAGATAATACTATTATCGGTGCTAATGCAGCTCCCTTGGCAAGCTTTGCTTCAGGAACAGTAACTTGTGTGGGTACTTCAGCTTTGTCTAATTTAACAAGTGGTAGAGAAACTGTGGCTGTTGGCAGTAGGTCAGGGGATATTTTAGTTAATGGACAACGTAACACTTTCTTAGGAGAAAGAGCTAATTGTATTAATGCAGCCGATTCTTATGTAACTGCAGTAGGTCAATTAGCTATAGGAACAGATAACTGTGTAGCTTTAGGCGCTTCCACAAACGCTTCTGTCCCCAACGCAATTGCTTTAGGTGCATTTGCTGCAGCAGGAAATGCTACAATTAATATAAATGTGTCTGGCGCTGCAGGCACACCACAAGGGGGAATACCAATCTTTCCAGATAGAGCAGCAGCAACAGGTACGTTAAATAATGGAGATGTATATGCCTTAACTCCTGGTGGCCCAGATAACCCTGGAACATCATATGTATTGGCAATATTTTAAAATTAAATTAAATGGAATTTATTCGCAAGATATCAGTAGGAGCTGACTATAAAACAAGTGCGATGCACTACATAGTTGGTCAGGAAATACTGAACAAAAAATATAATATTCATCTTATTAAAAGATGTAAAACAAAAAACTCTTATCAAGTTTTTATTATTAACACTCAAGAAGAAGTTATCCTTTGGAAAGAGTTTAGTGAAAGCATGCCAGTATCTATTGAGTACAGTATAAATTTTTAATATGAGGTCTCCATTTTATTTTATAGTTAAGCCTCATAAAAATCAGAGATACAACAATACTGTAGATTGGGGAGACATAACTTTTATTACAAACACCTCTAAAGAAGACTTTAGGTTTTCTAACAGAGAGGCTATGGTATTAGAAACTCCCATCAACTATGATGGCCCAATCAAAAAAGGCGATAAGCTTTTGGTTCATCATAATGTATTTAAGTTCTTTAATGACATGAAGGGCAGAGAAAAAAGTGGCAAAAGCTTCTTGAAAGACGATACTTTCTTTTTAGATGACTCCCAGTTTTATGCGTACAAAAAAGATGACAATACAAATTGGACTTGTGTTCAAGACTATTGTTTTGTAAAGCCTATTGATTCCAAAGATTATTATATCAACAAAACAACTAAAGAAGAACCACTAACAGGAATTATAAAATATAGCAACGATCAGCTAAAAGCTTTGGGAGTAAAAGAAGGAGATGAAGTTTGTTTTGAACCTGAAAGCGAATATGAGTTCAGAATAGATGGAGAAAAGCTTTATAGAATGTACACTAGGAATATAACAATGACAACATGAAATCTAATCAACTTAAAGAAAAAATAATAGAAGCAGGATATGAGGCAGTTGAACAACTAATAAAGGTAGCAAAAGAAAAGATAATAAAGCCAGACCCTGAAGACGAGTTGGCTGCAGATAGATTAAAAAATGCTGCAGCGACAAAGAAGCTTGCTATTCAAGATGCTTTTGAAATATTAAGCAGAATAGAAGCTGAAAAAGAAAATTTAGAGATGGCTGCTAAAAACATAAAAAACGATATAACGCAAGGATTTGCAGAACGAAGATCCAAATAGTTTATGTAGGGTTATTACGAAAGTAATTCCGCAGTCTGTTTTGTCAAGAAAAAACAAGGCTAAAACATGGGCGTATGGATATGATAGCAAATATGATATCGTAGTTATATCTAAAGATGGCACAATAGGAGACATCTATGAAATAAATCATTTAAAAATTGCATTACCTTCAACGCCTAAAAAGTGTTATTCTAGGAGCAATAAATCTCTTGAACAGTATTGGGAATCTTTTGATTACCCCAAAGAATTATCCAAAGTAAAAAGCATTTTCCAATGGAATGAAATGCCCTCGTCTTTTAAGGCAAAGTGGGTAGATTATATTGAAAGTGAGTTTGATAGAAGAGAGGGTGGTTTTTGGTTTATGAACAATGGCAAGCCTACATATATAACAGGCAGTCATTATACCTATTTGCAATGGACAAAAATAGATGTTGGCCTTCCAGATTTTAGAGAAGCCAATAGATTGTTTTATATATTTTGGGAAGCATGCAAGGCAGATAAAAGGTCTTTTGGAATGTGTTATTTAAAGATTAGGCGCTCTGGGTTTTCTTTTATGGGGTCTTCAGAAGCTGTAAATAACGCTACTTTAGCTAAGGACTCACGCATAGGCATACTATCAAAGACTGGTGCTGATGCTAAAAAAATGTTTACAGACAAAGTTGTTCCCATATCAAACAATTATCCATTCTTTTTTAAACCTGTTCAAGATGGTATGGATAAGCCTAAAACAGAATTAGCCTATCGTGTACCTGCTAGTAAGATTACAAAAAAGAACATGTATGATGTTGCTGCTCAAGAAGTGGATGGGTTAGACACCACTATTGACTGGAAGAACACAGATGAAAACTCATACGATGGAGAAAAGCTTTTGTTGTTAGTGCATGACGAAAGTGGAAAGTGGATACGACCAAATAATATCCTTAGCAACTGGAGAGTAACAAAAACCTGTTTGCGATTGGGCAATAAGGTTATTGGTAAGTGCATGATGGGTAGCACTTGTAATGCTTTAGAAAAAGGGGGAGACAATTTTAAAAAATTATATTACGACTCTAGTTTAGAAAAAAGAAATGCTAATGGCCAAACCAAATCTGGTTTGTATAATCTTTTTATCCCTATGGAGTGGAACATGGAAGGGTTTATAGATAGATATGGGATGCCTGTATTTGAAAATCCTGAGAAAGAAATATTAGGCGTAGACAACGAATATATATACCAAGGTGCAGTTGACTACTGGAAGAATGAAGTTACGTCTTTAAAACACGATTCAGATGCCTTAAATGAATTTTATCGACAGTTTCCAAGGTCTGAATCTCATGCGTTCAGAGATGAGAGTAAGGCTTCATTATTTAATCTTACTAAGATTTACCAACAGATAGACTATAACGATTCTTTGATTCCAGAGCATTTTTTAACTAGAGGTAAGTTTTATTGGGAGAATGGAATAAAAGACAGCAAGGTGGTCTGGACTCCAGACAACAAAGGGAGGTTTTTAGTTTCATGGTTGCCCAAGCGAAACCTGCAAAACAGGTTAAGTGTAAGAAACAATGTAAAATATCCTGGCAACGAACATTTAGGATCTTTTGGTTGTGATAGCTATGACATTTCTGGCACTGTTGGTGGAGGAGGGTCTAATGGCGCTTTGCATGGAATGACCAAGTTTCACATGGAAGATGCTCCTACTAATCAATTCTTTTTACAATATGTGGCTAGACCACAAACTGCAGAGATATTCTTTGAAGAGGTGTTAATGGCTTGTGTGTTTTATGGAATGCCCATTTTAGTAGAGAACAACAAACCTAGATTGTTGTATCATTTTAAAAACAGAGGGTACAGGGGGTTTTGCATGAACAGGCCAGACAAACACAAAAACAAATTATCGTCTACAGAAAAAGAGTTAGGAGGCATACCTAACAGCTCAGAAGATGTAAAGCAGGCACACGCTGCAGCCATTGAAAGCTATATTGAAAAACACGTTGGGTTAGATATTGATGGTCAGTTTAGAGCTAGAGATGAAATGGGGACAATGTATTTTACAAGAACACTAGAAGATTGGGCAAGATTTAATATTAACAACAGAACCAAATTTGATGCAAGTATTAGCAGTGGTTTAGCTATTATGGCTAATCAAAAACACCTCTATCAGCCTGCTGTTCAAAAACAGTCAAAAATTAGGCTTAACTTTGCATTATATAACAACAAAGGTACTACAAGCGAATTGATAAGATAATGGAACAAGTAAGCATACAAATTCAACCAATGGGATTTCCAAGTCAGTATGTGTCTGACTCTACGAAAAAAACTATGGAATATGGCCTACAGATTGGTCAGGCTATTCAATACGAATGGTTTCGTAAAGATGGCAATCAATGTAGATTTTATAATCAGTGGAATGAGTTTTACAGAAGAAGGTTGTACGCTAGAGGCGAACAGTCGATTGCAAAATATAAAAATGAACTTGCCATAAATGGAGATTTATCTTATCTAAACCTTGACTGGACTCCAGTTCCTATCTTACCAAAGTTTGTAGACATTGTTGTTAATGGAATGACAGATAGGTTGTTTGCTGTAAAGTGTGAAGCTCAAGATGCTTTATCTGCTGAAAAGAAAAATGCATTTCAAGATAATATAGAAAGGCAAATGGTGTCAAAAGATTTTTTAGCTCAAGTAGGAGAAACATTTGGTGTCAATACATTTACGATGCCACAAGAAGAGCTTCCTAACGATGACGATGAGTTAAAGCTATACATGCAAATGAAATATAAGCCAGCGATAGAAATAGCTGAAGAGATTTCAATAAACACAATATTAGAGGAAAACCAATACATAGATTTAAGAAAGCGTGTTGATTATGACTTAATGGTTATAGGTATAGGCGCAATGAAACAACAGTTTTTGCCAGGCGCAGGTATTAAAGTTGATTATGTAGACCCAGCTAATTTAGTGTATAGTTATACTGAAGATCCATTTATGAAGGATTGTTTTTATTGGGGAGAGATAAAAACTGTACCTATTACAGAACTTTTAAAAATAGACCCTAGTTTAACAAATAATGATTTGGAAGAAATTGCTAAGTATAGTCAAACTTGGTATGATTATTTTAATGTGGCCCAGTGGTATCAGAATAGTATTTTTGCTCGTGACACAGCTACGTTATTATATTTTAATTATAAAACATCTCAGAAGTTTGTTCACAAAAAGAAAATAACACCATCTGGTGCTGAAAGGGTTATTGAAAAAGACGATACCTTTAATCCACCTCAAGAGGTAATGGAAGAAGGCAACTTTGAAAAGATAGAAAAAAATATAGAGGTTTGGTATGAGGGAATAATGGTAATGGGAACAAACATTGTATTGAAGTGGGAGATGGCTAAAAACATGGTTCGACCTAAGTCTGCTAGTCAATATGCATTACCACAATACTATGCATGTGCGCCACGAATGTATAAAGGCAACATTGAGTCTTTAGTTTCACGAATGATTCCTTTTGCTGATTTAATACAGATTACACACTTAAAACTACAACAGGTTATATCTAGAGTTGTTCCAGATGGCGTTTATATTGATGCTGATGGCCTTAATGAGGTTGATTTGGGTGGAGGCAACGCTTACAATCCAGAAGATGCTCTAAGGTTGTATTTCCAAACAGGTAGTGTCGTTGGCAGAAGCTATACTCAAGATGGAGAATATAATCAAGGAAAAGTTCCTATCACACAGTTGAACTCTAATAATGGAACTGGCAAAATGCAAATGCTTATTCAAAACTATAATCATTATCTAGATATGATTAGAGCAGTAACAGGATTGAATGAGGCTAGAGATGCTAGTACCCCAAGCGAGAACGCTTTGGTTGGTGTTCAAAAACTAGCAGCTTTAAATTCAAACACTGCTACTAGACACATATTAGATGCAAGTCTTTATTTATTGCGTCAAGTATCGCTTGGTCTTTCATATAGAATATCAGATGTTTTAGAGTTTGCAGAATTTAAAGAAGAGTTTGCAAATAAGATTGGAAAATATAATGTCAGAGTTTTAGAAGACATTAAGGATTTATATTTGTATGATTTTGGTATTCATATTGAAGTATCTCCAGATGCAGAGCAAAAAGCTCAATTAGAAGCTAATATTCAGATGGCGCTTTCTAAAAACGACATTAACTTAGAAGATGCGATTGACATCAGAGAGATAAAAAACATCAAGCTTGCTAATCAGTTGTTAAAACTTAAGAGAAAACAAAAGCAAGAGAAGGATCAAGAGAATGCAGAGCGCATGCAACTGATGCAGGGAGAACAGCAAATGCAGGCACAGCAAATGAAAATACAAGCAGAAATGCAGAAGTACGAGCTTGAAGCTCAATCTAAAATTGCAATTGTTCAAGCAGAGATGCAACTAGAAACACAAAAACTGCAAGCAGAAGCTGCGCTTAAAAAAGAACTGATGGCTGAAGAGTTTATGTATCAAATGAAGTTGAGAGATATTTCTGAAAATGCATTGCAGTCTAGAGAGACTCAAAGAGAAGATGCAAAGGCAAAAAGGATATCGCAACAGAACACTCAACAGTCAGAATTAATTAATCAACGCAAAAATAATTTACCTCCAAAAAACTTTGAATCTAATGAAGACAGTTTAGATGGTTTCGATTTAGCTGAGTTTGAGCCTAGGTAGTGGACTATTTTTGTATTTATAAATTTTATATCTTTGTATAACTAAATTAAATTTAATCAAATGGCAGATTTCAAAGTAAGAGCCTTAGACGATGTTGAACAAAAGTCTAAAGTTCAAGTTGAAGAAGAATTACTTCAGAAGCACGAAGAACAATTTGTTGATGCTGAAGTAGCAAAAGTTGAAGCCCCTGTTGTAGAGACTACTGTTGAGACAACAGCAGAAGCAACAGAAGCTGAAACTAAATCATCATTTAGTGATGAAGACGTTCTTTCATATATTGGAGAAAGATATGGCAAAACCATAAACTCTCTAGATGAATTATTAGAAGAAAGAGAAACAGCTCCAGAATTACCTGAAGATGTTGCTGCTTACTTCAAATATAAACAAGAAACTGGTCGAAACATTGAAGACTTTGTTAAGTTAAACAGAGATATTTCAAAAGTTGACCATGATGAGCTTTTGGCTAACTATTATAAAGCTACAGACGAATATCTTGATGATGAGGATGTGGCTTCTATGTTAGAAGAGTTTTCTTTTGATGAAGAGTATGAAGAAGAGAAGGATGTAAAAAGAAAAAAACTTGCCAAAAAGAAAGCAGTGTCTGCTGCTAGAAAATACTTTGAAGAGCAAAAAGAGCAATACAAGATGCCCCTTGAGTCAAGTGTGGCCTCTATTGATTCTAAGGCTCAAGAAGAATTGGAAATGTATAGGACACAGCTACGAGAAGCTGAAGAAAATGATAAGAAATCTAAATCAATGAGGGATAACTTCTTGAAGCAGGTTGACGAAGTTTTCAACGACAAGTTCAAAGGTTTTGAATTTAAGATTGATGACCAAGTTATTTCTTACACACCAGCAGAAGCGAATACGCTAAAGTCATCACAGAAAGACATGAACAATTTTATTGCGAAGTTTTCTGATGACAATGGAATAAACGATCACGCTGGCTTTCATCGTTCTTTAGCCATAGCGAGCTACCCAGAGAAGTTTGCGAAGTTTTTTTATGAGAAGGGCAAATCTGATGCAGTGACAACAGATGCGAAACGAACTAAAAATATTGACCTTAGCATGAATAGAGTTCCAGAAGTAACTACAAAGGGTGGATTGCAAATTAAATCTGTTACATCGCCTAGCGATAATAATAGATTGAAAATTAGAAAACGTAAATAAATTTTGAAAATTAAAAACTTAATAATATGAGTGTTTTAGCTACACCAGGGTTTGATTTAATCCCTAGTGCTGAACGAATTGCTCAACCTACTAACTATATTACTGATTTTGATTTCATGTCTCAGTATCTTCCAGATACTTATGAGAAAGAATTTGAAAGATATGGTAACAGGTCTATCAGCTCGTTCTTAAGAATGGTTGGTGCAGAAATGCCATCTTCTTCTGACCTTATCAAATGGGCAGAGCAAGGAAGACTGCACATTAAATATACTAATGTAACAACTGTTGCTACTCCAGGAGATGACACTGCAACTTTTGTAGTAAATGATGTTTTAG